AGCGTGGTAGAAAAGACGATTACGAGCCCGATAAAGCGCGCAAAAATCGCGCGTCTCGTTAGGCCGATATGTCTTCTTTTCGTTCCAGCTTGGTACTTCTTTCTGATATACAGGGGTAACATCCGAACCTCCAAAGTAGTGCTTTCCGCAAGATTCACGGAAATAGCCGGTATAATGGGTCTTCTTTTCGTTAGTTGTGAAACCAACAAAGCGAAAAAGCTCCACCAACTCGGGCACCACAACAGAGGGACATATGATGTCGTCGCCATATACAGAGGTGATGCCTGCGTATTCCTGTTTCGAATCAACCAAACTGGTCAGTAAAGACCAGAAAAGGAGACTCTCAAGCTCAAATGTAAACCCGTTACCCATACTGGAGAACTTCTCCAAGGGGTGCCAGACTTCGTTAATGAGCATTTCAGGGGACCGGAGCGCCGTAAGGCATTCGGCCCAACGCAGAGGGAGCAGTAGCCATACTAACTCCCATGCGATGGTGTCTGAGGCAGACTTCAGATCAACGGTTGCTAAACCGTGATCCAAAGCTACCCTGGCAAGATCCTGATTCTCACGTTGATCATCAAGATTGACACCTGTGCGAAGCAGGCACTGACGCAGCAATGAACCGACGCCGAGTTGTAGGAATATGTTCCCACTTGGCTCAGCGGCGATAAACCGGTCAGTCTTCGCGTTTTTCGGAACCGTTATCCCTCTGCTACCTCGCACAATATCGAAATCGTGCTTGGAAAGCAGGGAGGTGGGCCCCGCGGCGTCGACGCCGCGTGAATGTAACCACGCGTAATCGGTCGCCATCGCCGCACGTAAGTACGGCAAAGCCTGAGGGGTGACACTGATTCGCTTCTCAAGAAGCTTTAAATCTGCGCGTACATCCTCGCTTTTACACGAGAACGTAGCGCCCTTACCCCACTTGAACCGATCCAACAACGAGGCCATTCGCGGACGGTCACCGATGACACGCTGTATTTTTCGTTGTGCCGATGAAATTATCGGCGCCCAACGTGCCCATTCCGGGCTAGCGTAGTCGGTGAGTCGTGCGTTCGTTGCCTTACATTGTTCCTCAGCGGCGGTGAAGCCACTGAGCGCTACGGCCGCCGTGTCGATCCCCGTATCGAGCCCCTGATATTTACTCAGGAGTTCAATCGCGAGGTAGTCGTTACGGAAGCCGTGCAGATCGTTCAGGCCATACGCATCCCATTTAACCTCGAGCTGTAAATACTCGAGATGGCGATCAGAGCGAAGAAGCTCTGCCGCCTGGAGTGCGACGGGCGTCCCTAAATCCTCACACAAGGAGACAACTGCTCCCATATATGCTCGTTTAAACATAGTGAAGATCCTCCAAGTTCAGTACGGCAGCGCTTGCGCGGCGATGTTATCGCCGAGTCG